TAGCCCATTTCCTGCGGTCTTTATATCAGGCTATAACCTAGTTGACTGTGAAACTCAGGCGCGCATCAAATTTCTCCAGAAGTATCGGGGCTCCCGTACCGCCTTTCAGGGCGGTCAGTTCCTCGGTGAACTTCATGAGACTTTGATGATGTTGAAGCATCCTGCTTTAGCTCTACGACGCGGCATTGACGACTATTACGGGGCCGTAAAGGAACGGGCCCGAAGAGTCGCCAAGCATAAGCGGCGTAAAGTGATTGCGGATACGTACCTTGAGTATGCTTTCGGTTGGTCACCTCTGATTAATGATATTCAATCTGCTGCTAAACTTGTGTACGATCAGCCAAAGACGTATTTAGACGTCATTTCGGCTGAGGTCACCCAGGCTTTAACATCAGTTGACTTCAGGTCAGAGAACGCCACGGGGGGAGGCCCCCTTGTCGTCCGCTTCACCGTTAAAGGTATTGGCGGAGTCTCCGTTAGGTACAAAGGTGCTGTGAATGCGACTATGAGTCAACCTCCGTCGTTAGCAGAGTTTACAGGCGTTAGCCTTACTAACTTTGCTCCAACTGCGTGGGAGCTCATTCCGTATTCCTTTCTAGTCGACTACTTTTCCAATATTGGGAATGTTATCGACACCGCTTCCTTGGGTACTGTCTACCTTTCGTGGGGTGTTCGTACTGAGAGGCAGTTTTTCGAGTACACTTCTAGTGCATTCGATTTATACTACCCCTTGAATACTGACAGCCATGAGAGGTTTATCCATAAAAGCGTGAACGCGTCTGGTGGTCGCTCCTATCAGCAAAACTTCTTCAGGAGTCCTGTTGGTTCGGTCGAAGTAGGAATACTAGACCTTACTTTCAAGATTCCGGGCATCGATGAGTCACGTAAGTGGCTCAATATCGGTGCCTTGGCGGCCAAAAGGCGATTGCCTTTTGACTGACAGAAGAAGCTAGTTTATAGGTTCATTTACGTCGTCAAATTGGAGGTCTTAAATGACCGTTTCTCTGTCGACGCCTGTCACTGGGACAGCCCAGACCGGGCTTACCTCGCCTACCTATACGGTAGTCGCGGACACGCCACCCAATGCGTATTCGAAGCAATACGCCGTGACCGCCCTCGGTGGCACTCAAGCCAACGTGGATGTTCACGGGGCGAGCAAGCCATTCACCATTACCTTTTCGAGACCGCAGAACATCCGTTCTGCACCTGTCCCGAATCCGGTTACTGGTGTGATGTCAAACTCGCCTAGGAATGTCTATTCGGTTGTGGTTCGTAAAGGGGTTGCCCCCGGTACGAGCCAGAACCCGCAAGTGATGGTACTTCGCTGCGACCTTTCGGTCGTCGCTGGTGCCGATCTTGTGGAGCCGGAAGACATTCGGGCAGCACTGAGTTTCCTTATTGGGAGCCTCAGCCAGGTTTCTTCTGGACTTGGCGATACCCTTATTACCAACCTGCTATGAAAGGCAGGAAGCGATATTGGGTATCACTCGTAGCGGTAATCTTAGCTGCTCTATGCTCGGATTCGAGCATTCAGGAGTTTTTGAAAAGCTGCTATTAAGCAAGTTGCTGTCGGAGGTGGAATGTGGAAGTTTCTTCCAACGCTCTTTACTCCTACTTACTCGACGACCTCTATGGCGATTCTCGTGATTATTGGGAGAGGTTTCTTGCCTCAACCGATATTAGCGATTATTGGCCTGGTGCTTCCGTCCGAGATGTAGCGAAGCTTCGTCTGGCTAGGTCGATCTATAAAAAGCTTATAGATATTACCAGTTTAGACGCTGATAAGCTATGTCTGGAGAAATTCCTGGCTGCTAATAGCAGATGCCAGAATTGGCGGTTGAATCTGCAGAGCTCGAAAGATGAGGAGCTTTACGGTCTCTTTCTTAAAGAGATCGATAACTTTCTTCATCCTTTTGGCAAGCCCTTGGTCAAATCTACCATGGATATTTGGTCCGTTGGTAGGCTTGGCCCTGGTGCAAGCCTGGGTGCTACCGGGGTCGACTTCTATTCGAAGTTGTTCTCGTCCCAGCTTTCTGCAACGTCGTCCGAAGTGTATCAACAATACACTGAGTATTGCCAATGGTTTCCCAACTGGTGCGGCGCGGAGTTAATCCGCTTATCCGCATTTGGGTTCCCTCGGTATACTTGTAAGAGCTCTCTTTCATTCGTGCGAAAGACACGCGATATTTCGCGTTCTATCTGCACTGAACCTTCGCTGAACATGTTTGCTCAGCTTGGGCTTGGTGAGATTATATCTGCCCGCTTGAAAAAATTCTTCGGGATTGATTTAAGCTCGCAGCCGAAAAAGAACGTGGACCTTGCTCGTTGCGGAAGCATCGACGGATCCGTGGTAACACTGGATCTTGAAAGTGCCTCCGACAGCCTGAGCCTCGGTGTTTGTGAGGCGGTGTTGCCGAGTTGGTTTTACAACCTGCTTTGTGACTACCGTACTCCTTTTACCGAATGCGATGGCCAAAAGGTCGAGTTGAATATGGTTTCTACAATGGGGAATGGTTTTACCTTTCCTTTGCAGACCATGTTCTTCTCTTGTATCGTTCGAGCTGTTAGCTCATGGTGGGGTTGCTCCCTCCCAAGAGCTGATGAACCTGAATCACCCTGGGGTGTTTTTGGTGACGATATCATTTGTCCCCC